CTCTTTCTGAACTGTCAATCGTAATAGCAGTTGCGTCTGCACTTGATGATATACCTGCTACTCCACCTGCGGGTAAGTTAGTTAGATTAGCACCACTAACAGCAGGAAGTGTTGCAGGAAATCTAGCATCTGGTATTGTTCCAGTAAGTTTAGTCGCTGATACATCTGCTATTCTAGCATCTGCAAATTGACCACTTGTAATTTTAGCAGTATCTAAATTTGGTATTTCATTGGCATCAAGAGATATTCTTGCGTTATCTATTGTGCCAGTAGTTAATGCACTAGCATCATTTGATGGTGAAACATTATCTAAAGCAGTAGATTTTACATCTCCTGTTGCATCTAATAAATCAGATATATCTCTAGCTTTAGTCATGAGGATTAATCCTCGCTAGGTGGTGTATAACCAGTTAATGCAGTTGCTTCAGCTTGTGTTAATCCCAAGTCTAATAACTTTTGATTTCCAGATGCTTTGTTAGTTGCGTCAGCTTGTTTAGCTGTTTCTTCAGCTTCCTTGCTAGTTTTTACATCAGCTTGACCTTGTTCGATAACAGTAATTTCTTCTGCTGTCATATCAACTAGAGAACCATTTTGATTGTCTAATGTTACTATTAATTTTTTCATATTTAATTCTCCTTATTTAATTCCATAAATTCTAATAGTGCCACCTGACATGTTTCCACCACCTGGATAAAACATTAAACCACCATAAGCATCACTTGTAGTGTTTTGATAGCCACCCCAAGTTGTTGAATAATGATAATTATTAGGTGCTCTAACAGTTGTTTGTGCAGTTACCCATCTATACTGACTACTTTCTCTTGGATTGTATATTGTTAATTCTGAAGAAATTGCATTTGAAATAGAAGTTCCTCCATTTTCAGTTATACAACTAAAGGAACTAGCATTATTTTCTCTTGTAGTTGTATCATTATCAGCATCTGCTAAACTCCAACGATAATAAGCAAGATTACCTATTTGGTAATAACCATTTGTTATTTGAGTTGTACCAGATGTTGTAAATCTAAATCTTAATTGATCATTAGAAGTGCCAAAATAACTACTTATAAAAACTTTATAAGTGTTATAAGTAGAAGTAAAAATATCTGAAAAATGAATTTGACCAGGATTACCAGAAACAGAAGTTTCAGATAGTTTAACATAATCACTAGATACTGTTCCCCAACTAGGATTTGCACCTGCACCACCAGTTTGTAAAACTTGACCACTTGTTCCTGCACCAAGTCTTTGTAGACCAGAGCCATCACGATAAACTAAATCGCCTTGTGTAGTTAATGTTGTTCCTAAATCTGTTCCATCAGTACCATTAGTACCTGCAGAACTCATCTGATCCCAAAAATTTGTATCTGTTGGAAGGTTACCAGTTGATGCAGCAGTACATACATAAGATGATCCATTGTATGAAACAACATCATCTACTGCATATGCAGTACTTCCAGAGTATACACCCTTCCAGTTAAATTTTATTGCGCCTAAATTTATTGTTGCCATTTGTTCTCCTTTTTAAATTAATTTAAATTACAATCTACGCACATTATATGGTTGCTATTAAATTACCATTAGCATTAATACTAAAAGTAAATCCACTAGCACTAAATAATACATCATCAAATCCATCAAATGTTGCAGAATTAATATCATCTGCACCACCATTTGTTGTTGTAATAATTAGCTCACCACTTGCGTTTTTATTGAATCCATATACTTCAGCTGAACTAGCATTTCCTGGTTGGAATGTAGAAGATGAAGCATTATAAGTTAAAACTTGTCCGTCTGTAACACCAGCAGTTGAAACATCATTAGCATCATTAATACTAAAGTTTGCTAATTCAAATGTACCAAATGTAACAACATCTACAACATCAGTACCAGAAGCTCCTATTGGACTAGCAAATACTATTGATGTACCAGAAGTAACAGTTACATCTGTTCCATTAACCATTTTTACTCCATTTAAGTAAACGTCAATATATGGAGAATCATATTCTAAACTATTTCCAGAATCATCATTGCCACTAATTGTAGTAGTTGATGATGACACTGTATAAGTATATCTTTCAGATGTACCGTTTACTGAAGATCCAGTATTAATAAATCCACCAGACGAGTACACTTTCATAATATCATTCGTAGAATCAAACCATAAATCTCCTACATCTAATGATGTATTTGGAGCTGTAGCTGATACTCTGTATCTAGCTGCAAAGTCATTTACAGATCCAATATTATTAGAAACATCAGTTACAGAAGCTATATTAGTTGCAACTGTTCCAATATTATTTGATCCACTTAAATCTGTTGCAACAGCACCAATTGTATTAGATCCTAATAGATCTGTAGCAACTGTATTAATATTTGATGAGTTTGAGTTTACAGAAGTTATTTGTCCAGATATTGCATATACACCTGTAATTTCTGTGTTTAAACCAGCAACTGTAGTAACTTGAGAAGTTATATTTGCAACGTCACTTATATCAGAATCTATTGCTGCTACTTGCCCAAGTTCAGTAGTTAATCCTGCAACTGTAGAAATGTTATTTGTTGGAGATATTTGACCTGCAACTAAAGTTATATTATTTATGTTTGTAGTATTACCAACAGTATTTATATCTGTAATATTATTTGCAACTGTATCAATTTCAGATACTGCTTCATTTAAATCGTCTGCTACAGTTTCTACTTCAGATATAGCTTCGTTTAAATCATCAGCAACTTTTATTACATCAGCTATATTTGTTGCTACCGTATTTACTGAAGCAATATTTGTTGACACAACACCTATATTTGTTGCATCATTTGCAACTGCTGTAACATCAGAAGCTATTGCACTAACAGCACTTACATCACTAGCTATTCCTGCAATTGTTGTAATATCTGTAATATCTTGTGCAAACTCTAATCCATTACCAGAACTGTTTACTGATAATACTTTGTTAGCTGACAAGTTGGGAAATGTAATATCAAATGTGTTTGCTGTTGTAGCAGCAGCTCTAGGAGAAAATTTTAAATCTCTTTCTAGTTGCTGACACATAGCAATAATTTTATCTAATTCTGTATTAAGTGATCCTATTTGAAAAGCACCAGATGTTGGAAAGTCTGTAGATCTTTCTATTGCTAAATCTCTAGATATAGTAATTACATCATTTACTGTAGCACCAGGCGAACCTAATGTAATAGATCCACCACCAGTTTGTCCTGCACCAGATACAGAATATTCTGTTGCATCTGCTGGTGATGCAGAAAAAGTTAATAGTGTTGTACCATTAAATACTTTTAAATCTGCATTATCAAAAAATTCAAATCCTACAGTAAAGCTAGTTTGTCCTGCTGTTGCTGTATATTGAACTCGTGGTTCTACATCTGAAATTATTATACTCATTATCGAAGCCCTTTTTCTATATCGTCAAATAACCAATCCAAGTACCATACGTTCTGAAATGGAATTAATCTACGCACATTACGTGCTGTGTAGTGATTATATGATTTGCCACCAACATCATACATAATATCAAACACATTATAAATTTGTGATGCACTTGGGCCAAGCAATCCTACTTTAGATTTCATAGAAGAACCATAAGGTTTACCTTCACCCATTAATGGAGCTATGCCAATTCTGTTATCTGTAAGAGCTTCTATAGATCTATTAACATCTACAAATATTCCACCTAATCCAGATCTGTCAAACGCTGCTAATAGTTTTGCAGTTAAAGATTTTTTAGAATAATCTTTGTTAAATCTAAACTCACTGTAAACTGCATCTACTAACATACCAGATCCCATTAACAACATAGAACCAAATAAAAAATCCATATCTTTTTCTTGCATACCTCTCATTAACATTCTTTGTGTAGAAGCCATTGCAAATTTTTTAAACTGTACAATAGTACTAGCAAGTTCATAGTTCATAAACAAAGGTGTATCTCCTTTGCCTGGCGTTACAATTGTAATATTAATATCTTTATTTAATGCTGCACCAAATCTTTGTTTAGCTAAATCATCAGTCCATTCTGCTGAATTAGCCATTCTATTATGTACAGTTTTAGTTCCATGTTCTTCATACATTTTAGCAATTCTTTTTGCTACTTCTTCATCAATACCAGAAGCTGCTAACTTAGTTTTAAATTTATCTGACAAAAGTACCTTTACTCCATTTAACAGAGTCTTCTAAGATTCTAGAACCAATAGTAACAGATGCTGCACTTTTCATAAATTCTGTCCATCTAGACATCATGTTAATATACATAAAATTAAAGTTCGCTGCTTTACCCATCATACCTTCTACTTTAGAAGACATACCAAACATATCTCCTATATCAGAAAATAACATAGCTCTTTGTCCTGTAACCATATCTACTGCTTCTGCAAAAGACTGAGCTTCTTTTTTACCTGCTTTAAAGATACCGAATTTTTTATTTGATAGCATATCTGCCCACATTTCAAATTGTGTTTTAAAACCTCTTTGAATACCAGATGTCATAATAGTTCTTGGTACATCAGCTACTGCTGCAAAGAAACCTGTAAGCATTGTCAAAGCATTATAATGTTTCATTGTTCTCATAGCTCTAGATGTCCAAGCATGAGGATCAGCAGGTAATCCATATGTACCTCTAACCAGCTCAATACCAGCTTCTAGATCTTCTAGAACTTTGTTTCTTTCTGCCATAATCTTAGCTTTTTGTGCCTTACTTTTTGCCTTAAATGCCTTAATATTATATTCTTCAGCTACTTGATATAATCCAGGAAACGTCATTGATTGAGCTTCATCTATGTATTTATATCCTAGACCATTTGGATCTCCGTATTTTTTAGTAAATAAAATGTCTGGAGTTACTTGTCTGTAGTATGTTTTCATAAGTGAAAAAATATCACTAACTATAAAATCATTATCTACTAATTTCATTTGTGTTTCTGGTAGAAGGTTTAACTCTCTAGCTCTTGTAGCTCTAGCATATCTAGGTCTATTAAAAGCATATCTTTCAAATACAAGATCTTTAATATCATCAGTATATTTTGTTTTTTCAAATCTTTGAAATGGAAAATGTCCTGCTAGATCATCTACTAAAGTATTTAATTTTTTTTCATTAATATACTTTCCTCTTTTAATTAGATCTTCTCTAATTATATTTTTAAACAATTCTTTGTTTCTATCTATATTAGTTTTATTATAAATTATATTAACATAATCTTTTATTAAACTATCTGACGCTTTTAAGCGTTCTTCTAACTTAGCAATTTTATTTTTGATTTCTGTTGCAGAATATTGTGATGTAGTACCATCTACTTTAGACTTAAATGATTTAGAAGTTTCACCTTTTTTTTTCATTGTGTCCATAGTACCTTTCCAAAAATTTAATTCTCTTTCAATAGGTAATTTACGAATGCCTAGTTCTTGCATTTCTTTACCTATTGGGCCATATACTTTATCTTGTGTAATTCTTGCAGCTTGTGCTATTTCTGGAATATCATTCTGCATACCTTTTAATCTTGTTTTAGTTACTTCTCTACTAAACTCAGCTAAAGACATTTGACTATTCATAATGTTGTGCATATTAATTCCTAATTCTGTTTTAGGATGTGCACCTTGTACTCTAGCAATATATTTCATGTATTGCTCTTTAATATCTTTCATAGCTTCTATTGATCCTACTTCTCTCATTCTTAATTGTAATTCAATAGATGGATCTGTTGCTTTAAAACCATACTCTTTAGTATTTTTTAATTTAAGTAATGGTGTATCTAATATATCTGCAATCATTGTTCTTGCATTTTTAGACACAGCTTTAGTAACTCTAAATACATTAGTCCAAGGACCATCTTCTCCAAAAACACCTAAATTACTTTTTACAAATTTTTCACCTTGAAATTCTTCAGAAGGAGTAGGTTTAATTTTAGTTTCATTAGCTGCTGCACCTACGCTTCCAGTTGTAGGTCTTTCATTTGGATTAATAAATTTACCATCTTCATATATTTGTTGTGTAATTTGTTTTGGGGGTGAATGAAATGCTTCATCAGACTTAATAATTTTTTGATGTGTTGCTGCACTAATATTACCTTTAGCCATTTTATTAATAACATATGGTAATCCATAACCACCAGCTACAGTCCAAGGCACATAGCTATCATCTCTAACAGGATCTATATTTTGTTTTGCTATTTCTTCAGCAGCAAATGCAGTACCAAATAATTTTGCACTTTGTCCTGCTTTAGTAAATAATAACAAAGATGATGGATCTAAAAAAGCTCCTGTAACCCTACCAAGATGATACCAAGGACTAGCATAATTTGTTTCAGCTTGTTGATCTAATTTATTTATAATAGCTGTAGTTTGAGCTGCACTTTTACTAAACATAAAATGATCATAAAAATCATTATAGGGTTTTATTTGTGGATCTTCTTTTGGATTATAATTTTCATCAGCAGGAAAATCTTGATTATTTGTTAAATATTCAATTGCCATATAAGGCAAGTTTTCATCTGCAAAACCTGTACTAAAATCAGATATATTATATTCTACTGGTTTGGTTTCTTTCTCAAATGTTTCTTGAGCATCTTTAGGAGTAAATGGATAAGAAATCATTATCTTACTTTACCTAATTTATTACCATAACTATTTATACCTAATTCATATCCTTCTAATATCATAGCATCTAAATACAATTGATTTTCTGGTGGATAATAACTATTAAATGCTTCTGATCCCATTTCATGTTCAATCATAAATTTAATTAATTTGCTTACTTGTGTAGAATCAAAAAAATTTATAGCTGTATCTCTACTAAATTCAGTTTTTTGTTCTAATGCTTCAAGATATATATCTGTATCTTCTGCATATGTAGAAAGGATTTCTGCAATTGTAGGCTGATCACCATATCTTTTAGTAGTATTATTATTAATTAATGTTGAGTTATTAATCATTACTCTCATACCAGCTCTTATAGAATCTATAGGACTTGCAAATACTGCTGCTTGATTACCTGTATCTACATCAGTCATTTCGCCAACCCATGCTGAATCAGTTTTCATAACTGCCATATAGTTATTAGTTCTAAATGTTAATGGTAAAGATTTATCTTGATAATTATCATAAACATGCTGTCTAAATTTTAAACTCATATTTTGTTCTGTATATTTCATTTTATGTGGAGGCATTACAGATTCTATTAATTTATCTTTTGGAACTATTTTAGTATTAGCATCTATTCTAGCATCATAAGATAATGTATCATTAATAGTATTATTTATTTTAGCACCTTCTGCATAGTAAGGTGCAAGATCTACATCTATGCCTAATGTTTTAAATATAAATGCAAATGGTTTTACCTCAGCAGGTACATCATCTATACCTGGTATATCTGGATAAAATTTATAATCACTAGCTTCAATTCCAGTTTTAATAGTTTTGTATATTACATTTTTTGCAAAACCTTGCCAACCATCATTACCATCAAGTAAATGACCAAAGTTTTTTTCAAACTCATTATATTTTTCTTCAGTTAAAGTATTAATTAAATTTTTTCTTGATGCAGATTGTCCAGTTAATTCTTGCATACCACCAAATCCTGTTGGATCAAAAAATTTATTACCTTCAGTCAAATTAATTGTGTAACCATTATGATTAATTTTTAAATGATAATTAGGTTTACCATATTTATTTATTGTACCTGTAGGTTCAATTATAGTATTTTCAAAACCATTATCTATTTCAGTTTTAATAATATCGCTAATACTATTAGGAACACTTTTTCTACCTATAACTATATCTGTTAATGGTATTCCAAATCCTTCGTCTTTAACTCCAAATCTTTCTCTTTTTTCTGTTTCACTTAATGTAGATTCTAATTCATTACCAATAGCTATAATACTATTTTCAAATCCTTGTCCCATAAATCCTATTTCTTTTTCATAAGGATGTTTAGAAATTTGTATAGTATTATTACCTGTAAAATTAGTTGCTCCATAACCTTCTTTATTCATTGCATCTAATGCTGACATTGCAGCATTTTTAAACATTTGTTTTCCTTTATCAGAAGTAATGTCAAATTCTTTACCACCATTCATATGATTTAAATTAGTAATTGTATGTTGTAACCATTTAGCTTTAACTGGTTCTGTTAATAATGTACCTGCAAAAGAAAAACCAAAAGTAGTTGATGAAGCATTAAATATATCTGCGTATTGATTTTTTCCATTATTAAAAAATTTTTTAACCCAGTTAGTATCTGTATTAATATCAAGTTCACTTATTAAATCTTTAAAAATACTTACGCTTTCTTTTGCATTTTCTCCTAAATGTTTTTCTAATGTACTTTTATTTTCTTTTGCTTTTGGTATGTCTGCAGAAATACTATTTAATTTAGATGCTAATGTTGCATCATCTTGTATAGATAAAGCACCCATTAAATTTCCTTCTTCATATATAAATTGATTATCAATAACTAATCCAGGATATTTTTGTTTTGTTAAATTATATAATGATAAATTATTTTTATATTCTTCAATCATACCTGCATTGTTATAATCAACATTTATTTTAGTATTTAATTTTTGAAGAACAGCAGTTGGTGTAATATTATATTTAGATAATACTTCCATAGCTACTGCTAAATTTGGATTTGATACATCTGTAATATTTTGATTGTTAATTCCATATCTAGATAATAAAGCTGATGTAACTAATTCTTTTTGATTATCATCTATAAAACCTTTTTGTTCACCACTAATCATTTTACTAGCTATTTTTTGAGCATTAATATTATTTTGTGTAATTTCTACAGCTTTACTAAATTGTGTTTTACTAATACCTTCTAAGTTTTTTAATACATATTCAGTAGCGTTTGAATTTGCACCATCTTGAAACTGACTAATATTAAATGGTTGTCCAGGTTCTTGTAATCCATCTAAATCATATGTTTGTTTAGAAGCCATTAAAGATTTAATTTTAGTAGCATTATAGTTTTCATATAAATCTAAAGCATCTTTAACTATTTTTTTTCTATTAAACTCATTACCTACAAAATTTTCATATTTTTTAAATATAGGATTATTCATATCTTCTGCATTTTCTAAATCATCTACAGAAATTTTAACTTCATCATTACCTGCTGCATAATTAGTAATATATTTTAAAGCATCTGCTTTATCTAATTTTTTCATTATACTTGTAATTCTGAGTATTTCAGTATTTTGTAAATCTGTTTCTAAATCTTTTCTTAATTTGTTTCCAGAATATCTCATAGTTCCAACTAATGATTCTTCTGCACTACCATATATTTCGTTATGATTTTTAAATGTAGTATTTGCAATATAATTATTAATATTAGTTATTGGTGCATCTGTTTCTACAATATTAGATAATTGCATTGACATAATATCTTCATTGTCTGTTCTACTAAACTGAAAACCATCAAGAGCTTTTTGATCATTCATAGCTCTATAATTTTTAGTTGAATATGATAAACTAGCTAAATTTTTTTGTGCTAATATATTAGATACATAATTTTTATAAACTGTAGGTGCAGATTCTATTAAATTTTTAGAATAACTATCTACTGCATTTTTCATTCCATCTGGATCAAACTTAAATTTTTCTTGTAATTGTACATAGTGATCTCTACTTTTTTCATTAAAATTAACTTTAAAGTCTGTTGCTGCATCTGCTTCTGCAACTTTTCTAAATGAATCTATAGCTTCACTAATAGGTTTAGCTATTTCAGCTGCTATATTAGTATTAGCAAATTTTGGAATACCTATATTATCTGCTACACTTGCTTTTAAATTAACTTGTTTTTTTGCTTGTTTTAATGCCATTATCCTATTTTATCTCCTTCATCATCTGTAAAATATTGACCTCTAGGTTTTCCAGCTTGATATGATTTAGCATAAGCTGCTGTCTTAAATGCAG